ACCAATGCTTTTTCCAAGCATCATTGTAGATGTTGCAAAAAATTATAATGGTGCTTTTATTCTTTGTGAAGTCAATGATGTTGGAGATCAAGTAGCATCAATTATTCATTATGATCTTGAATATAACAACTTACTCATGTGTTCGATGCGTGGACGTGCTGGACAAATCGTCGGACAAGGATTTTCCGGAAAGAAAACACAACTTGGAGTAAAGATGTCTAAAGCAGTCAAGAAAGTTGGTTGCCTGAATCTCAAAACAATGATTGAAGAGGATAAGTTATATTTTAATGATTATGATATTATGAGTGAACTTACAACATTCATTCAGAAAAACAACTCCTTTGAGGCTGAAGAAGGTTGTAATGATGACTTAGCAATGTGTCTTGTCATTTATGCATGGTTAGTTGCACAAGATTACTTTAAGGAACTTACCGATCAAGATGTAAGAAAAAGATTATATGAAGAACAGAAGAATCAAATCGAACAAGATATGTCACCTTTTGGATTTATTGTGGATGGATCTGAAGAGTCAAGCTTTGTAGATGTGGATGGTGATCGTTGGCATCTTGATGAATATGGCGATCGAGCATACATGTGGGAGTACATGTAATGGATATAGATGGCCAAATTAAACTTGGACATTTATTCTTTATTGAAAGACGTTGTAGAAATTGTGGAGTTGATAAAGTTCTGTTAGAGGATTTTTATAGAATACGAAGAGGTGTTTCTGCTTCTTCTTATTCATATGAATGCAAAGAATGCACAAAACAAAGAATTATTAAAAATAGAAAAAACAAAGATGCCAGCAATACGTGGGCATATCCTGACTGGTAATTTGTTCATGCGTCGTTTCCCCAATGAAAAGTATCTTTTTAATAAATATTTTTTAGATAAACTGAAAGTATCAGGAGAAAAACATGGCGACTCCTCAATTATCTCCAGGTGTTCTTACCAGAGAGGTTGATTTAACTGTAGGGAGAGCTGATAATGTATTAGATAACATTGGAGCAATTGCTGCACCTTTTGCAATTGGCCCAGTTAATGAACCAATTGATATCACTACGGAAAACGAATTAATTAACGTATTCGGTAAGCCATTATCCACCGATGGACAGTATGAGTATTGGATGACTGCTTCATCCTTCCTCAGTTATGGTGGTGTAATGAAGGTTGTTCGAGTTGATGGTACAACTCTGAACAACGCAAATGCTGGCGTTGGATTTGCATATACCACAAGTCTTAAAATTAAAAACTTTGATGATTATACTCAAAACTATGCTGATGACATTGCAGATTATGTCTTTGCAGCAAAGAACCCAGGTTCTTGGGCAAACAATTTAAAAGTTTGCATAATTGACAACAAAGCAGATCAAATCATCGGCATCACAACAACTGATCCAGGAAATGCTGGTGCAGTCGTTGGTTATGGCGTAACTCTTACCTTGTCTGGCGTTACAATTCCTGGAAACGGCGGAACCGCTTCATTTACTGGATACTTGAAAGGTATCATCACTGGAGTCACAACAGACGCAACAAATTCAAACAGTACAGTCGATGTTAAGATTGTTTCTAGGGTTTCTGCTGCTGGTTCTGAAACTGCAATTGATTACAAGCAAGGAGATAGCAATTCTTCTTTCTCGGTTGCAGATACAGTTAGCTTTATCACAAACGCATCAAACCTCGCTGGAACTGCTAGTATAGACACAGTAGTTGACTGGTACGATCAACAGCAACTCGGGTTAACCAATTCCACAGTTTACTGGAAATCAATTGCACCAAAACCAGGTACAAGTGGTTATGTTTCTGAACGACAAGGAAGAAACGATGAAGTTCACATTGCAATCGTAGATGATCGCGGCACTGTAACTGGTATTCAAGGTAATTTACTCGAAAAGCACCTTGGACTTTCAAAAGCAAGTGATGCAATTTCAGCAGTAAATTCTCCACAGAAAAATTTCTGGAAAGAATACGTTGCTCAATTCTCTTCTTATGTTTATGTTGGAGATAATCCTTCAGTTGGTGCAGATACTTATAATAACACTGTCCCTAGAGCAACTGGATTCTCAACTAACTTTACTGCTTATACAGAATCAGCAGGACAGTGGAACATTGCAGCACAAAACACAGTTTATAGTGCTATTGGAAATGTTACCTACACATTAGGTGGAGGTGTCGATTATAGTGCAAACGGTGGAATGACTGCATCTCTTGGAGATCTTGTTACTGGATATGGACTTTTCTCAAACAAAGATGAGGTTCAAGTCGATTATCTTGTAATGGGCCCTGGTTTAGGTAACAAGTTTGAATCGCAAGCAAAAGCAAATTACCTGATTTCAGTTGCTGGAGACAGAAAAGATTGTATGGCAGTCATTTCTCCACACAGAGCTGACGTAATTAACATCACAAATACAGATACTCAAACTGATAATATCATTAAGTTCTTCAACCCATTGTCATCTTCATCTTATGCAGTATTTGATTCGGGTTATAAGTACATGTATGATAGATTCAATAACACTTTTAGATACGTTCCATGTAATGGTGACGTTGCTGGATTGATGGTTAGAACAAGTATCGTTGCATATCCTTGGTTCTCACCTGCAGGACAACAAAGAGGCATTTTAAATAATGCAATTAAACTTGCATACAATCCAAATAAGGCTCAAAGAGATCAACTGTATCCTCTGAGAATTAATTCGATTGTTAATCAAGCAGGAATCGGTATTCTTCTTTTTGGAGACAAAACCGCTCTTGGTTTTGCATCGGCATTTGATAGAATCAACGTTCGTAGGTTGTTCCTCACAGTTGAGCAAGCACTTCAGAGATCTGCACAAGCACAACTCTTTGAATTAAACGATCAAATCACAAGATCAAACTTTGTCAATATTGTTGAACCATATCTCCGCGATATTCAAGCAAAACGAGGACTTTATGATTTCCTCGTTATCTGCGATGAAACAAATAACACTCCTGACGTAATTGATAATAATGAATTTAGAGCTGACATCTTCTTGAAACCAGCCAAGTCGATCAACTACGTTACACTTACCTTCGTTGCTACCCGTACTGGAGTTAGCTTCGAAGAAGTCGCTGGTAGAGTTTGATTTTAATTAATTACTAAAGGAGGATCCAACCATGGCACAAATTCCAACAAGAAACATCTCCCAGTTTAAATCAAAACTGATCGGCGGCGGTGCTCGTCCTAATCTGTTTGAAGTTAACGTTGCTTTCCCTGAAGGCTTAAATCTCAATCTTCAGGGAGATGGAACTGGACAGTTTGATAGTGAGAACTTTAGATTCCTTTGCAAAGCTGCTGCTCTGCCAGGATCTACAGTTACTCCTATCGAAGTTCCTTTCCGTGGACGCATTTTAAAAGTTGCTGGAGACAGAACTTTTGATGTTTGGACTGTAACAGTCATCAACGATGAAAACTTCTCACATAGAAGAGCGTTTGAAGCATGGATGCAAAACGTTGCTCAATATGGAGATCATTCTGGTTTAACCAGTCCTGCATCTTACATGGGTAATGCTACAGTTTATCAACTTGGAAGAACTGCATCAGGAACTCAGGGACAAGGAACAACTTCAGGCCCTGCAAATATTTTGGCGCAGTATAAGTTCCAAGATATTTTCCCAACCGCAGTTTCGGCAATTGATCTTTCGTATGAAACTGGCGACACGATTGAAGAGTTCACTGTTGAATTCCAAGTTCAATACTACTACCCAGAAAGACCTGGTTCTGGTGCTTGATAAATAGTAGAAATCAAAGTCTAAACTTTAATAATGGCAAAATTATTTGGATTCTCTATTGAGGATAGCGAACCACTTTCACCGACAGTTGTCTCCCCCGTACCTCCTAATAATGAGGACGGGGTTGATCACTATCTGACAAGTGGTTTTTTTGGTTCATATGTAGATCTTGAAGGAATTTATAGAACAGAATTTGACTTAATTAAAAGATATCGTGAGATGGCACTGCACCCTGAATGTGATAGTGCGATTGAAGATATTGTAAACGAAGCAATCGTATCGGATACTAACGATACTCCTGTTGAAATTGAGTTATCAAATCTTAATGCGAGTGATGGCATTAAGAAAAAAATTAGAGAAGAATTTAAATATATTTTAGACTTATTGGATTTTGATAAAAAGTGTCACGAAATTTATAGAAATTGGTATATTGATGGAAGACTTTATTATCATAAAGTCATAGATTTTAAACGTCCTGAAGAAGGTATTCAGGAGTTGAGATACATTGATGCCATGAAAATTCGTTATGTGCGGCAGACTAAAAAAGAAAAAAATGATGATCGAATGAGATTGTCGAATATTAACACCGACAATCCAATGGAATATGAGTTTCCTAAGATTGAAGAATACTTTATTTACACCCCCCAAGCAACATATCCTACATCAAATCCATCTGCTTTAGGTGATAAAAAAGGCATTAAAATGTCTAGAGATTCTATCACTTATTGCACTTCTGGACTTGTAGATAGAAATAAAGGATCAACACTTTCATATCTGCATAAAGCAATTAAGGCTCTCAATCAACTTCGCATGATTGAGGACTCTCTTGTTATTTACAGACTTTCAAGAGCTCCAGAAAGAAGAATCTTCTACATTGACGTTGGCAATCTTCCAAAAGTAAAAGCAGAACAATATCTTCGTGATGTTATGATGCGTTATCGTAATAAGTTAGTTTACGATGCAGCAACTGGTGAAGTTCGTGACGATCGCAAGTACATGAGTATGCTTGAAGATTTTTGGCTTCCTCGCCGTGAAGGTGGTAGAGGAACTGAAATCACCACACTTCCTGGTGGACAAAACCTTGGAGAAATTACTGATATCAAATATTTCCAAGAAAAACTTTACAGATCATTGAATGTTCCAACTTCAAGAATTGGTGGAGAAGGTGGATTTAATCTTGGACGCTCATCTGAAATTCTTCGTGATGAAGTTAAGTTTAGTAAGTTCGTTGGACGCTTGAGAAAAAGATTCTCAAATATGTTCAATGATATGCTCAAGACTCAATTAATTTTAAAAAATATTATCACTCCAGAAGATTGGGAGATTATGAGTGAGCATATTCAATATGATTTCCTTTACGACAATCATTTTGCAGAACTCAAAGAAACTGAACTTCTCACCGAACGTCTGAATATGGTTGCTCAAGCAGAACCCTATGTGGGCAAATATTTTTCACAAGATTATGTCCGCAGAAGAGTTCTTCGTCAAACTGATGAAGAAATTATTGAGCAGGATATTTTGATTGAAAAAGAAATTGAGGAAGGTATTATTCCTGATCCAAGCCAAATGGTAATTGATCCTGCAACTGGACAACCAATGCCAGGAATGCCAGGTGGAGAAATGGGTGCTTCGGTTATGGAACCAGAAATTGATGCATCTGCAGTTGAACCACCAGAAATTAAAATGCCCAAAGGTGGCGAAATTTAATAAATAACAACGATTATTAACTTTAAAATCATGGATGAATTAATGGATATGATTGTTACTGATGAGAGTCCTTCTCAAATTAGTGACAAAATTAAAGACTTGCTCTTTTCAAAAGCTTCAGAAAAAATTGATGCATTTAAACCAGAAGTTGCATCATCTTTGTTTAATGGTGATCAGATAGATTATGAAGAAGATAGCGAAGAGTACGAAGAATCATAAATAAAAAGTATAGGACTTTATTATACCGATGCAAAGAACTAAAATCGTTGAATCTGAGGTTGCAACAGGTGCAACAGCTGGTGCTGCAACAAGCATCGGTAATGCAACATGTGTGAGACTTCATAATAATACTTCAGGTATTGTTACTGTTGGAGTTTCAACAATCGTTGGTGCTGCAACAACTAATTATTTTTCAATGCCAGGAAACTCTGTTGAGTTTTTAGAAAAACTTCCAACGGATGTTATTTGGACATCTTCAGCAATCAAAGCAGCAAAAGTAGGATTTACAAACTAAGGCCATGAAACTCATCAGAGAAGAAATCGAGTCAGTCGAATTTATCGTTGAAGAACGCAACGGTAGAAAGTCACTTTATATTGAAGGTGTTTTCCTTCAAGGTGATATTTGCAATCGTAACGGACGTTTGTATCCAATGGAAACTCTTCGCCGTGAAGTTGCTAGATACAACGAAAATCATATCATGCAAGGAAGGGCTCTTGGAGAACTTGGACATCCCGATGGCCCAACCGTAAATCTTGATCGCGTTTCACATAAGATTACTTCGCTTCGAGAAAGCGGTTCCAACTTTATCGGAAAAGCAAAGATTCTTTCAACCCCAATGGGTAAAATTGCAGAATCTCTGATTGGTGAAGGAGTTAAACTTGGCGTTTCTTCTCGTGGTGTTGGTTCATTGAAGCAAACCAGAGAAGGATTCAATATGGTTGGCGAAGACTTTATGCTTGCTACTGCCGCTGATATTGTTGCTGATCCTTCTGCTCCTGATGCATTCGTTTCAGGAATTATGGAAGGTAAAGAATGGGTATGGGATGGTGGCATTCTTCGTGAAAAATATGCCGCTAAAACCTACAAGAGAATTAACACTCTTGTAGATCAGAAGAAACTCGACGAACAGAAATTAAATCTGTTTAATGATTTTCTTTCAAATCTTTAATTTAATAAATAAATATAGTTTATAACTAAGGTTAAACGGAGAGTTCAAATGTCTCGTGGAGATTTACAAGAAATGGAAGTAGGCACTAAG